AACTGTTGTTTAGCTTCTAAAGACTCTCTATCAGATCTTGTTTTAGCTCCAATCTGCATACCAGCAATTTCTTTTTGGGCTGCAATACGCATTTTTTCAATTTCAATCTGATCAGCACCTTTAGCCGCATCAATTTGCATCTTCTTCTGCTTAATATCAATTTCTTGTGCCTTTAACTGTAATTCTTTCATCTGCATCTGGATAATTGGATCTTGTGCAGCTTGTTGAGCTTGTTGTGCAGCTTGAGCAGTTTTATTTTGACCTAGAATATTCTGTGCAGCTGGTACAGCCATGCGAGTAATCTGCATTTCTTGTTCTGGTGTTAACTTAATATCATCATCTTCATTATCAGAATAAGGAATTTGGATACCCATTTGCTCTTGCATCTGTCTCATATACTCCATTCCCACATGCTCGGTAATATGTGACTGTAAAGCTTGCATAATTTGTGGTGCTTGTGGGTTTTGACCAATGACTTGTTTGATTTTTGGATCATTTAATGCAGCCATGTGGATTTGAATATGAGCTTGATGGTCTTGATACATGAAAGCCTTGAGTGGTTTATTCTTTAAAGCGTTCATATTCTCCGTAATAGGGTCCGTTGGCTTCATATCTTCTTGCATTGGCACCAATTTTTCTGCATTTTTTATCCCAATCACTTCTAACATCTGTCTATGTAGATAAGGTAAGTTATAAAGCTGGGGTGCAGTCTGTGAAAGCTGTAAAACTGCCTGATATTGCACCACTTTTTGGCTCATAGTAGCCGCATTAGGGTCGCTTACAGGGATAATATTGACCATTTCATAGTCAGATCTACGAGCTTTACGGTCTCCAGTATCAGGTTCAAAGGAATAATCCTCTGGAGCGTAGTCAGCAATAATCTCTTTAAGTAATTTGAACTCTTGTTTCATTGAATAGTGGATACGAGCTTGTATCGCACTCATGACTTTCAAGGTTCTTTCCAAAATTGCCAGCGTTGTACCGACTGGTGACTGGCTACTCATGTCACTTGCCTTCAAATCGCCACTAGAAGCAAACCTTCTACCCTCTTCCACGATCTGATTGAGCAATGCCATCAATGTTTGGCTTGGTTCTTTGTACGGCAACGGCATAATGTTGTCTTTCATCGTGCCAGATGGTACATCTACGTCTCTAAATTCGCCTGGAGCTATCGGTGTATCATCGCCTTTGACTCGTAATCCACGAGTTTTAAAGCCTCCTGGAAGATTAGACAAGGATCCTGCATCAACTAACTGTCTTAAAATAGAAGTTCCAGATTTGGCAAAAGCCCCAATAAGGTGTATAAGCCCAAAGTGGTAAAAACCAAAACCAGGAATATAACCATAATGAACAAAATGTTGTCTTTTTTGGTGTGTCTTGTCATCTTCTCTCCAGTTTCTACGAATTGCCAATATCATTCCATTGGCTTTTTCAATCGTTACAACATACGGAAGAGCGATTCCAGTTTCAGCTCCTGCCTTATCTTTATGTTCAAAGCCAGGTAAATCTAAATGCACATGCATTTCTAAGATCTTAAAACGGTCATCCGTTGTTGCTCTAAACCCTAACTTTTCTGCTATCTTCTTTTCTACTTCATCCAGAATGTTATCTGGTGTTCCTAAACTAATATCTCTGTAAAATCCTGCATAAATCAAGTGATTCATCTCACTTTCAGTCTTACGCATCACATGGGTAATTCTTTCAGCCGCCTCAAGACTACTCGCACCATACGGAACAACTAAGTCTTCTGCTGGAATATACATCGAAACCTGACGATCTAGCGTTGGATCAACATAGACTTTCTTAAATCCATTACCTGAAAGTCCTACTCCCCAAAGCATACGTTCATGTTCTGGGCGATATTCTTGCATCACATCCACTAGCTGATGGTTCATATCTTCTACCACTCTACCCATTGCATCTTTTTTGTCTTGGGTTTCTTTACCGACTATCTCACCCTTAACAGGACCACTTGCTGGAAAAGTTTCCATAATGGTCTCTGACTGAAACTTAATCACCGCTTCTGCCAAAACAGGATGGTAAACTCCACAAGCACCTTCCCACGGCTCTGAGCGTTCTTCAATCTTGAGTCCAAGTAACTCTAAACCATCCACATAAGTCTGTATCCAGTCTTTACGAGAATCAATGTCGGACTGAAAATCTCCCATGAGATCACCAGCGATTTGCGTTAAGACCGATTCAGGAACATATTCCGCCAAATTAGCGTCAAAGTCTTCAATAGACTCACCACCGAGTTGGACTTCTACGCCATCCATTTTGATGTCTACTTCTTCTGGATCGACAATCTCAATTTCAACATCTGGTCCATCGATGGCTGCTAAACCTTGTGGGGCTTGATACAGGGCTTTATCTATTGACATATGAATCCTTAATAATATGCACGTTTACGCCTAAATTCTTTAGGCTCATCTGGCTCATCACTTTGTAAAGTGATAAATCCACCTCTTCTGAATCTTAACAAAGCTTGTGTGGTTGAGTCTACCAAGTCATCGTGATCTGAGTTTGGAAATGCTGCCAGCTCTTCTACGACTTCTTCAGCCCATCTTTTTCTTGGTGCCCATACCTTACCACTAGCAAACAAATCTGATACGCTATTAACCCTAGATATTTTATCGTTTCCCCTAGTCGGTGTAAACTCTTGAACAGGTATTCCCATTCGTCTAAGCTCAAATATAAGGGGAGCACCAGACGCTTTCGCTTCAACAATAAAGCTGTCAGGTTGCCAATCCTTGTACATTTCGTAGGCTCTTTCTTTAAGAGTGGGGAACTCCATACGCTCTTTAAGTGCATCCAATAAAATAATATGTGGGTCTTGCTCGTTTTCATTTAAATAAAATACTCCCCAAGTTGTACAGGCTGAATAGTCGGCTCGCTCACTTTTCGTAAATGCCGTATCCCATGACTGGATTATATAGTGACATGGAGGTGGTGTCTCCTTTTCCCACACTTGCCACCACTCTCTTTTAACAATCGCACCTTCTTCACTTGTTGGATCCTGCTGATACTGAGCTTGCCACTTGGATAAAGGTAATTCAATCCGTAGCTTACACAGTTCATCGTAACTCCAGAACTCTGGCCATAATGGTTTTTCATTTCGCTTAATTGCTGGAAGGCTGATAATTTCCCATTCATCACCATCTCGGTCAATCATCGCCTGACAAATTTTGCCAGTCAAATCTCTTTTTGACCAGCGAGTCATCACTACAACAATCGAACCACCAGGTTGTAAACGCTGACGTGGACCTGACGTATACCACTCGTAAACCTTATCAAAAACCGAAGGATCTCCTGCTGCCAACGCAGCTTCCTGTTCTGAATGAGGATCATCGATAATGAGTAAATCAGCTCCCTTACCAGTAACAGTACCACCAACACCAATAGCAAAATACTCACCATTAGCATTGGTGGACCAACGACCAGCAGCTTTACTATCCGACCGAAGAGATACATTGGGAAATACTTTTCCATAATTTTCTCCATCAACTAAGTTCCTCACCTTCCTACCAAATCCTACGGCTAGTTCTGCCGTGTTCGAGCATTGAATAATTTTCTTATTGGGGAATTTACCCAAATACCAAGCAGGTAACAGGTAAGAAGCAAATTCAGACTTAGTATGCCGAGGAGGCATATTGATAATAAGTCGTTTAATTTTTCCACTAGCAATCTCCTCAAATTTAGCTGCCATCAAAGCATGATGTTCGCCATGTATAAACCCTGGCCACATCGTCTGTACAAAACTCATAAAGTCAATCTCACCTTGTTCCTTCGTCAACGAAGCTAAATAAGCATTTGCTATTGGAACAATCGGAGCCTTCTCTTCATCTGGAAGAAGCTCAAGAATATCTAACAGCCTTTTTATTTCTTCATCCATTTAAATTCCTAAGTTTAATATACGCAGGGCGAATGCTACGAGCATACTTTAAGTCTCCTTTACAAACCCCTATTTTTATTAACATTTTCATTTTGCGATGCGTATTACCACGCCCTTTATCGCCAGTCATAAACATTACATCATCCACCGTAGGACCAAAGCCAAAGTTATTCCAATAAGCTTCAATTACATGAAATATTTCCTTTTGTGCCTTCGTCACTTTACTCTCCTAATTAATTCTTGTGCAGCCTCCCAAGCAGCGTCATGCATCAGCGTATGCTTTAACCTATCCATCAGTACCATTAACCTTCTCCTATCATGAATAGCTAAATACTGTAGATACTGTTCAACATCATCAAAAGTCATTTTTATCCTCATTCGGTTGTTTCTTAGCAATCCTAAATCTATTTATACTGCTACATGGAAAAGAACTTAAAGCCGTTGCATCTCTTAATGTTTTTAATATCGCAATTGTTTGATCTAAGGTAGCCACCTCTATATCAATTCTTTTCTTCCATTCTTCGTAATTTTCCAAAATATACCCCCCTACCCTTTTTCAATCCAATTTGTGATGGGGGGTGTTTCTATAACATTGTTACTCTCAACCCACTCCATTTTTGTTACCCACTCCCCATTAGGGTTTATACCTACATGTATAACATTGTTCGACATATTAGGGTTTTCCCCTAGATGTGTAACATTGTTAGACATGTCAGGGTTTACCCTAGTATCGTTATTGGTTACTATTTCTTGACTGTCAATAGTTGGTGATTCATTGTGGGGAATACTATGCAAAGGCTCAGCCAATGCTAATTCAATTTTGGGGTGGTGGGGGGTGGTGGGAGGCTCTGGAGTCAGAATTTCAGTCCCTGCCCCTTCGATTTCTACCAGATCAGAGCCGTTTAACTCTGCCAAAAGACTTTCAGCCGTTCTTTTAACTCTAGATTGTAGGCTCTTGCTATTAGTTATGGCCGTTGTGATGGCTGTAAGTAACTGAGCCTTGAGTGTTTGGCTATCTACTGAATGAATGTGCTCGACTCTCTGCGAGAACAAAGAGACCTCCGACATCTTGCCGACCAACTCAAGAGCCTTCAACTGCTGGGCTGGTGGTAACTCGTCATTGAGAGCCATTGAGGAGAGTTTCTGAATTGCCATTGTCCTCAACTGAGTGGGTAGAAGATATTCCTCCACTTCTTTAGCCGTTTCAAGGGCTGTGATGTATGTCTGCACTTTGCTATTTTTTGCAACTGTGTTTGCATTGCGTGATGCTGTGGTGTTCTTCCCATTGGATGTGTAAGCCCTTCTGTATGCCTCCGTCTTATTACCAGTCTTTACTACTTGCTCTGCAAATTCCTTTTGTCTCTTGGTGAGTTTGATTCCTTTAGGACTATTAGCACCCATTAGTATTCTTTCGATTGGCATAGCCTGTATGCCTTCGGCAATTTCTTTTTTTGTAAGTTTTCTCATAGGTATATTCTCGGAATGTTCACACCCCAAGTATAGGGCATTCTCTTTATTTATTGCAACGATCTGCGACCTCCTCACTCACCAGGTCAAAAGTTATCACCTGGGCTTAACTTCCCAGATCAAAAATAATTTGTTTTTTTACATCAAAACGCTTGACAGTCAATACACCACTAGAAGAAAATCAAGAGGTCAATACATGACACAATTTTTAACCAACTGCTAGGAGTTTAAAAACATGAAAATCAATCATCTTAAAATCACTTGGTCAGTCTCCAGAGGTCGAGACACTTACGGCTATAACATTTGCAAACTTTCCTCACGATCTGGGCACTCTTATAAATGTAATGGTGGAGGCTATGACATGATCGGCACAGTATTTGGAGACTATCTAGAGTGTGAACACCAAGAGGCACTTCAAGCCCTTGTTAGAGATCTCCCCTTAGAGGATTACGGCTCTACTCCTGATAAGGTAGTGAAGGGCACTTATCACCCCAACTATTACGGCTTATTCATTAAGCCAGATGGCTCAGTTTACTTAAATGGAGGTTGTGGGATTGAGTCCATGCGTAGAATCGCCGAAGCGATCGGCTTAGAAGTCCAATGGGAAGGCAATAAAAAAGGGCACACAATCGGCTATTACATCACCCAGAAAGAGGAGGCTCTAGCATGAGAGGAACGAACTTTACAGCAACACC